AGCTCCCGAATTTTTAGTATAAATAAGTTAGATCAAGTACAATTTTAATGCCTCAACAGCGGGTAAGTCAGAGTTTTAAGGATATTAGCATGTCATTTGAGACTAATCCTCTCAATGATGACCTGATTGCTTTAAAAAATTCGAGTGCGATTGCTCGTTCAATAAGAAATATTGTGTTTACGCAGCCTGGAGAGAAGTTTTTTAATCCAGAATTTGGTTCAAGAGTATCTGAATCACTATTTGAAGTCGTGGATGAGGTATCTACAATTGCAATTCGAGATGAAATAAGAAGTTCGATTATAAACTATGAACCAAGAGTGAATTTATTAGATGTTTTAGTAGATCCAAACCCGGATGATAACGAAATGAACGTTACTATAAAGTATGAGATCGTAGGAATCGATATTCCACCACAACAATTAGACTTTGTGCTACTTCCAACTCGATAAATGTCACTTATAAATTTTACAAATCTGGATTTTAACCAGATTAAAACAACTTTAAGAGATTACATTCAAAGTAATTCTGATTTTTCTGATTATGATTTTGAAGGATCTAACTTATCAACGATATTAGACGTATTAGCATATAATACTTACATAACTTCGTATAATGCAAACATGATATCGAATGAAGTATTCATTGATTCAGCAACTTTGCGTGAAAATGTAGTTGCATTAGCAAGAAATATTGGTTACGTACCACGATCAAAGAAATCTTCAAGATCAAGTATCAGTTTTTTCGTTGATATGTCCTCTGTTTCGCCAACTCCAGCGAATATAACACTTAAGGCAGGGCCTGTTGTAAGTACAGGGGGTCAATTTAACAATCAATCCTTTGTTTTCGGTGTTCCGGAAGATATAACAGTCTCTGTTGTTGATGGAATTGCAAGTTTTGATCGAATTGAAGTGTATGAAGGATCATATTTAAGTCAAACATACGTATATTCAACTCGAAATCCATTTCAAAAATTTATTTTACCAAATGTAGGAATAGATTTAGACAGTTTAGTGGTATCAGTGCGACCTTCTGTTGATTCTTCGGTATCAGCTAAGTATACAAGGCAAGATGAATTGTTTGATACTGTTACAAAATCAACAATTACTCAAAATTCAAACATTTATTTTATTCAAGAGGTTGAAGGTGAGCAATATGAAGTAATTTTTGGTGATGGGATCTTTGGAAAAGCACTTAATGATGGAAATATAGTTGAATTAACATATATTGTGACAAATGGATCAAGTGGAAATGGAGTTAGTAACTTTACATTCTCCGGAAGTTTATCATATGTAAGAAATTCTGTTGAAATTTTTGTTACAAGCGGAATTTCATTAGTATCATCACTTCTTCCATCAAGTGGTGGAGAAAGTATTGAAAGTGTAGACTCAATTCGTAAGTATGCACCACAAGTTTATACGACTCAGAACAGAGCCTTGAGTGCAAATGACTATGAAATACTAATTCCGAATAAAATTTACCCAGAAACTGAATCAATTTCTGTTTTTGGTGGCGAAGATCTTGTTCCTCCACAATTTGGAAAGGTTTTTATAAGTATCAAACCAAGAAATGGTGATTTTGTACCTAATATTATTAAACAAAATATAAAAAGAGACTTAAAAAGATATTCTGTAGCCGGAATTGTTCCAGAAATACTTGATTTGAAATATTTGTTTGTTGAAACTAGCAGTAAAGTTTACTATAACACCAATTTAGCACCAAGTGCATCATTTGTATCAACAAAAGTTCAAAGAGATTTAACTTCATATGCAGAATCATCTGAATTAAACAAGTATGGAGCGAGATTTAAGTATAGTCGTTTCTTAAAAGTAATTGATTCAAGTCATGAGTCAGTGACATCGAACATAACGACAGTTGAGATGAGGAGAGACCTTCGATTAGCTGTATCTGAAGTGGCAGAGTATGCAATTGACTTTGGAAATCAGTTTCATGTTAAATCAATGAATGGATTTAACATTCGTTCAAGTGCTTTTCGTGTATTAAACATTAATACTGATGTATACTTATATGATGTACCAGATTCTACTGGTGAAAAAGGGCAGATTTCTTTATTCTCATTAGATGAAGGATCATCATCTCCAATTATTCAAAGGAGAAACATAGGAGTTATCAACTATAAGACAGGACGCATCACTTTAGACCCCATAAATATAGTATCAGGTAAAACAAAAGACAATGTTGACATTATGGAAATATCGGCCTCACCTGAATCAAATGATATTATTGGATTACAAGATCTTTATTTACAATTAGATAGGAGCGATGTTGAAATGGTTGTAGATCAAATTAGTTCAGGTCAAGATCCATCAGGATCAACATATACGGTAACAACAAGTTACAAAAATGGAAGCATAATTAGATAAAACATGTCTGAAAAAAGAGTTAAGTTAAATCAGATAGTTAAAAACCAATTACCCTCTTATGTCCAAGAGGATTTTCCCTTGGTTGGAAATTTTTTGTCTCAATATTATCAAGGGCAAGAGTATCAAGGTGGGCCAGTCGATTTAATTCAAAATATTGACTCTTATATAAAATTAAGTGAGTGTGGCAGTTTAATAAAATCTACAAATACTACTGCTTATGCCGGAGTTACAACTTCAACTATTTTTGTATCCAACACAACAGGATTTCCTGATAATTATGGACTCATAAAGATAAATGATGAGGTTATAACATATGAAAGTAAGACTGATATAAGTTTTATTAATTGTAAAAGAGGTTTTAGTGGAATTACATCATTCCGAAACCCATCTGATCCAGAAAATCTTGTTTTTTCAACTTCTACAGCTGGAAATCATGAAAATAATACAACAGTCGAAAATTTAAGCGTTTTATTTCTTGATGAATTTCTTAAAAAAGCAAAAAATCAATTTTTATATGGATTTCAAAAAGATTTAAACGAAAAAGTTAATAAATCTCAGTTTATAAGACAATCAAAAGACTTTTACTCTACAAGAGGTACTGATGAATCATTTAATATACTATTTGGAGCTCTATACGGTGAACAGGTTGATATAATTCGTCCAATTGATGATGTCATATCACCATCAAATGCAGATTATCGAAAAACAAGAGATTTCATAGTTGAACCATATGTTGGTGATCCAGAAGATCTTGTAAATCGAACATTGTATCAAGACGAGTTTGAAAATATATCAAAGGCATATGCTCCTGTTGGATCTGTAGAAAAAATATCAGTGGGAATTAACACTAATACCTTTTATAAGATAAGTCTTGATGCAGGACAATCTTTTCCCGATGGATCAACAAGTTTAACTTATGGTAATTTTTCAATTCACCCAAAAACTAAAATTATTGGTCAAGTTGGTATTGCACAAACATATATTGATGTAGATTCAACTTTAGCATTTCCAAATTCAGGGAGTCTATCATTTTTATATGAGAATGGCACTTCTGGTATTTGCACTTACTCGGATAAAACAATAAATCAATTTTTAGGAATTAATACAACTGGAATTACAACATCAATATCTGATAATACTGCAATTGATCAAAGTACATTTGTTTATGCTTCCGATGGTGAAGTTGATAATGGAATTCAAATAAAAATTCGTGGAGTTTTAAATAATTTTACCATTCCACCTAATGTTACAAATCAAAAAATTGGATCTAAGATAAAAATAAAAAACTTAGGAAAAATTGGTCAAAATGTAAAAGAGAATAATTGGTTATTTAACACATCTCAAAGTTATGTTGTAAAGTCACTTTCAATAATAGATGCAGTCAACAATACTTTTAAATTAGTTACCCAAGATACAAATATACTAAGAATTGGTGATAAAATTACAACTCATGAAACTTTAGCTGAGGAAACACAATGGGGTGATAAATTTACAGAGACTTTTGAACCAGCATCAAATAAATTATATACTGTTACTGATGTTTTCGATGAAAATACTTGTTTAATTACGGGAACAGGAATATCTGAACCTACAAAGGTAACAAAAGTTAGTAGAAGAATTTCTAAGGTTGATTCTGATATTCACAAAAATTTAAATACATTTACTGCAAATATTCAAAACATTTATACCAAACCAGATGGTGGATTGGTAAATGGAACTCCATACTATGGGCCATCACATGAGCATCCCACTAAAGGAACATTGATGGTTGGGGAGAAACATATTTCAGAGTTTCATGAAACAATTACACCAATTGAAGGTCAAAATAAAGTATATGTTGCATCATCATCTTTGCCTTTTACTGGTGTTACAAAATTAAATCCAAAAACTCAAAAATTAACTTTTAGCGGTACTTACAATAAAAATGATGAAGAAATAAAAATATCTGATCAAGTTGATCATAATTATTTTACTGGAGATGCTGTTTATTACACACCTCAAAAAGGATCTGTTAATACAGTTGATTCTGCGGGAAATACTATTTTTCAGGAATACATTATCAGTCGATTGTTTCCTGAAGGATTATATTACATAAAAAGAATTGATGCAAATACAGTAAAATTTGCAAAAAGTCAATCGGATATTTATAGTGGAATATTTACAAAAGTAACACCTGATGGTGGTGTTGATAATGTCACAATTACATCAAATGACATAGAAAAATATGAATTCAATGGAAAATCAATTGAACCTCAAAAATTAATCAGAGAGGTTTTACTACCGATAAATGAGTCAAAAAAAGTTACAACAGCTCCCGGATATACTGGAATATTAGTTGATGGAGTTGAAGTATTAAATTACAAATCTAAACAATTTGTATATCATGGTATTTTAGAAAGTGTGAACGTAGTAAAGGGTGGAGAAAATTTTGATATTATAAATCCACCAGTTGTTGCAATCAATGACTCTATTGGAAGTGGAGCAACAGCTGTCGCTGCTGTAAGAGGGTCTCTACAAGATATTAAAATAATAGATTCTGGTTTTGACTATGTAGAAGAACCAATAATTAAAATTAGTGGAGGAAATGGAAGTGGTGCAAATGCAGTTGCAAAATTAAACATCATTCAACATGAATTATTAATTAACGGTGATGGAGTTGGTCTTGGAACTATTAAATTAGATGCTGCTGGAATAAATACTTCCTCTATAGGATTTACTACGTATCATCGTTTTAGACCGGGTGAGAGAGTCGTATATGACCCTCTGGGGAGCATTCCAATTGTAGGGTTAGCGACACAGGCAACTTACTATGTTTCGTCAGTATCAGAATATACGGTTCAATTACATAAGAGTTATGATGAAGCAATCACTGGAGTTAATGCAGTATCATTCACATCTTATGGTAGTGGTGTCCAATCATTTAAATCACTCAATGGAAAGTCTATTTTAAGTTCTGTTGTTGTTTTAGATGGTGGATCTGGATATGAAAACAAACAAAGATCATGTGAGTCAACTGGTATAAGCACTTCTTTAAGCATTATTAATATACCAAGTCATGATTACAAAACGGGCGAGATAGTAAAATATTCAGTTGATGGAACATCAATTGATGGCTTATCAACAGATAAACAGTATTATGTATCAGTTGTAAATAAAGATCAATTTAAATTAGCAGCAGTTGGTGTTGGCACAACCGCAAGCTCTTTTTATATTAACTCACGACAGTTCAATGAATTTAGAAATACAGGTGTCGGCACTCATACATTCAATTATCCTCCAATATCAGTAGAAGTCATAGGTAGAGTTGGAGTATCATCAATATCCGGAAATACGTTTGAGGCATCTTTACAACCTATCTTTAGAGGGGAAATTACATCACTTCAATTAACAAATACTGGTGTTGGATATGGTGCATCTGAAATAGTTGATTTTAACAGAGTTCCTGAAATTAACCTCAATACAGGTAGGGATGCAGTTATAACACCGGTTGTGTCTAATGGTAGGATTGTTGATGTAAGTGTTAGTTATGGTGGAACAGATTATAATTCACCACCAGATTTAGTGGTATTAGGAATAGGTTCGGATGCGAGACTCACACCAATAATGAATTCATCTGGAAATATCACATCAGTTAATATTGAAAGTAGTGGAATTGGTTATGGTATTACAACTACAACAGTAAGAGTTGATGCGTCAGGAAAAGATGCAGGATTTGAACCTACAGTTCAAAAATGGAGAATTAATAATTTTAGGAAAAATTTAGCAAATTTAAATGATGATGATGTTTTCATAAGTGAACCCACAAACCGTTTATTTGGACTTCAATGTTCATATACCTATGCAGCTAGAAATCTTAGGAGAATATCATATGCAAATGCTGCTGATGGAAATGTTTTATTTGGTAAAAAGGATTTAACTATTGTAAATGGAGTAGAGAGTGATAGTGATCAACACTCACCTATTTTAGGATGGGCATATGATGGAAATCCAATTTATGGGCCATATGGTTATTCAAGAAGAGATGGTGGTGATATAGTTCAGATGAAATCTGGATACGTGGATGAAACAAGTAAAAAAGATAATAGACCTCCTGTTAGTTCATTTCCTCCTGAATTTTTCGTAGAGGACTTTACGTATAAAGTGTCTAATGATGATTCAGTTCTTGATGAAAATAATGGAAGATTTTGTGTCACACCCGAATATCCAAATGGAACATACGCTTATTTTGCTACTTTTGATTCTACTGCTGCCTCAGATGGTATATTTAAAAACTTTAAAAAACCTAAGTTTCCATATTTAATTGGTGACAAATATAATTCAAAACCAAATAAATTTAATTTAAGTAGAGTATCAAATCAAACAGATTTTGATATTAATAAATTAAATGCTGTAAGAAATACATATCCCATAGCAGTAAACAAAGATTTTAGTGGTTATGATTATTTTACAGAATCTTATAAATTTATAAATCAAGATTCAAACATAGATTTTGTTACCAAGGGTGGAGTAAACTCTGTTGGTATAACCTCTGGTGGTATCAACTATAAAGTAAATGATAAGGTAGTTTTTGATCCAAATGTAGATAATTTCTTTAAAGCAAGGGCTAAAGTCACAAGATTATCGGGATCAGTATCTGATGTCAGTGTATCTAAAGAATCTGTATCGGGAGTTAAATTTTATAGAGAATTTGGAGATACATTTGTAGGTATCGCATCAACATCTATAAATTTACAAAATTCAGTAACTGTTAATGTTGGAGGTTTATCATCAACAGTACAAGATTTAAGTGATTCATATCAAATAGGAGTTACATCAACAAGACTTATTCTCACTCAAGGTATTGGCACAGCGGGTGCAACAGGTATTGTAACCTTCTTCTCAGTGAATGGTGACTTAAGTGAGATAAGAACAAATGATAGATTTAAAGTTGGATTGTCAACTGAGACAGTAAAGGTATTGGAAGTTGATGGAATATCAAATAGATTAAGAGTTTTAAGACCTGTTGAGGCTGTTGGAGTATCACACACACAATCAACTATACTTGAGGAAATTCCAAGAGTGTTTACTTTTGAATCTATTCTTTCAAGAAATCCCAATAATAAAGAAGATTTAGAAAATGATCGTGAGTTTCCAATAAGGGAAGATATAGAGATATACTTTAATCCTAGTGATTCAATTGGAACTTCTCATGCTAATCCAGCAAATGAAACTGGAGTAGGAAATACCATTACAATTAATAATCCCGGAGCAGGTAATACAACAATAATAGTTCCAAGAGGATCTATATTCTTACCCAACCATACTTTACAAACTGGTGATATAGTTAACTACGAATTAAATGGTATCAATGGTTCTGAGACTGCTCCTAAAGTCAAATTCTTTAGCGCAACTCCAACAGTTGATACAACTGTCGGTATCGGAACATCTTTATTTGTTATTAGAAAAACAGATGATTTAATTGGATTATCAACTGTAAAAGTTGGTATAGGATCTACTGGTGTGAGATTTGGTTTAGGATTAACTGGCACTCAACCTATTTTTGAAGAAATACAATTTTTAGATGTTGGTATAGGATCAATTCATAGTTTGAGATTAAAAAATCGTGATATTATATCAGGAAATATAACAAGAAATGTTGTGAGTGTGGTTGGAACAGGCACTCATGGTTTGACAAATAGAGATGTTGTTTATATGGACGTAAATCCGGGGATTAATACAACAATCACTGTCAAATATAATAAAGTTCGTCGCAAGGCAATATTCAATCCTTTAGATTATGTGGCCTCAGGAATCACAACAAATGCCTCTGATGGTGGTATAAGAAATTCAATTACAATAAATGATCACAAGTTATCAACAGGTGATAAGATAATTCATACATCAGATGACCCAATAGGTCTTGAAAATAACAGAGAGTATTTTGTATACGTTGTTGATGAAAACACTTTAAAATTTGCTGAAACAGATTATCAATTAATTAAAGACTTTCCTAATTTTGTAGGAATAACATCAACAGGAGATGGAACTATATCACCTATAAATCCATCATTTGAATTTGTTAAAGACTCAAACGCTATTTTTGACTTAAGTGATTCTTCTTTATCGTACACCATCAGTGCTACATCATATCCAGCTTTTTACTTTGATTTATTCAAAGATAGCAATTACAATGTTAGATACGAAACAAGTGGAGCAGATGTTACATTTGATATTTCAAGAACTGGAACAATTGGTGTAACAGGAGATGCAAAAGTAACATTAAAAGTAAATAAAAATACTCCAAAAAATCTTTACTATAAGTTATCACCAGTTAATATTTCTGATAATTTAACTGAAAATAAAGAGATAGTAATTGATGAGGAAGTAATAAATCATAACAATATAACAACAGTAGATAGCACTTATAGTGGTCAATTTAACATCATATCTACTGGATCAACAACATTCCAATATGACGTTATAAATGAACCTGAATTTGGTTCATATTCTTCATTAACATCAACACTCAGATACTCAACCATATCAACAAGTGCTTACGGATCAATTGATCAAATAACAATTACTGAACCCGGTGGTGGTTATCAAGTTGTTCCGGGAATTACAACAATTACGTCTGATATTGGAAGTGGTGCAGTCATTGAAGTTTTCTCATCAACAATTGGTAAACCAACAAAAGTAAGTATTGAAAATATTGGATTCGATTATCCTAGTGATAATACTTTAAGACCCGAAGCCCTATTCCCACAAGTTTTGAGAATTACTCCTCTTAGTGGATTTAAATCAATAGGTATAACATCATTTGGAAAAGGATATAATCAAGATCCAAGTTTAGTTGTTTTAGATGGTGTAACCAAAAAACCAATAACAGATGCTGACTTAAGATATAATCCTGAAGAGGAGATAGTTGAAATATTAGAAAATACTGAATCATTAAATGAATCAACACCAACACTTATTCCAATTGGAAACCCAAATGGTATAAGAGCAAAAAATGTTACTTATGATAATACTACACAAGAAGTAACAGTCACAATGAAGAACACCTTCAGTGGCACTTTAAATGCCATAGGTGAGTACATTGATCCTTTCCCGTTTAGTGTTGGTGATAAAGTTCTTGTTGAGAATGTAAGTGTTGGAGTAGGATCTACAGCCTCTGGATATAATTCTTCTGATTATGATTATGCTTTATTCACTCTCACAAAAGTTCATCCAAACTATGGTGGTGTTGGTATAGTTACTTATAGTATGGAAGAATTTTTGCAGAAAAATATTGAGTTTCCCGGTGTATTTAATGCAGTAAAGTCAAATGCAACTTTAGTTCCTGAAAAATATTTCCCACAATTTGATATAAAATTACAGCCAACTGATTTTAGAATTAGTGATGATATTCAATCGGTGGATGGTTCTGGAACCATAGTCAAAGGAGCAGTTTCTGCATGGAATAATTCGAGCAAGTATCTTACTGTTGAGAGCAATAGAGAATTTGAAATAGGACAAATAATTGAGCAAACAAAATTTAGAGGAGAGAGGGGTAGTAATAATGAATACACAGCTCCGACTGGTGCAAAAGGTATTATCAAGGAAAAAATAAAATTTGATTCAAAATACAATTTAGATCATTTTTGTATATTTGATAATGGATGGCAAACTACGACTGGATTTTTAAACAATGAAATTCAACGTGTTCATGATAATGACTACTATCATGCTTTCTCATATTCAGTTAAATCAAAAGTTCAATATGATGAGTGGAAAGATATTATTGGATCATTAAATCACACAGCTGGATTTAAAAAGTTTGGAAATCTTCAAGTTGAATCTCAATTACCTGATGAAAGATTTGATGATTTAGTAGTTCGTCCAGAGAGTGTTGTTACAAAATTGGTTGATTTAATAAGTGTAGAGAGTTTACAGTCTTTCAATGATTTTGATTTAGTATCAGAAAATTATGTAGAAGGTTTTGAAAAACCTTTCTCTGATGAGTTTAACTTTAAATCAAGAATACTTACTGACTTCTCTGAATCAGTATCTAATAGAGTTGTCACGATTGATGACTTTAGTAATTTATTCAATAATAATCCAAGATCAACACCCTACGCAGATGTTTATCGAAATAGATTATCTGATGGTAGGACACAATTCTTTGTAGCTTACATTCAAGATAGATTATTTACTGGTGAAAGACAGATCATGATTGTCAATACTTTACATGATACTGGTAAAGGTATAACAATGATGAATCAATATGGTTCTGTTGAAACTACTTTAGATCTAGGAACATTTGATTATGTAATAGA